TACCTCCAACTGTATTAATGTTCGCCGTAATTGCAGATAAAGCATTTACATTGGCTATAGTTGGTCCAACTTCAGCTTGACCTGTAGAAGCATTAAAGCCAAGAACTGTTCCAAGTCTAGAGGTTTGACCTGGTAAAGTTATAGCCGTTAAAGCATCTGAGTCTGGCATCGTAAGTGAACGATCATTGTCAGTCTCAATCTGTTGCATTACTGCATAAATTTTATCTAACTCAGTATTCAAACTTGATATGTTAAAAGGTCCTGATGTAGCAAAGTCACTTGTTCTGACTATAGGTATATCTCTTGTAATAGTTACAGTAGAACTTGTGTAGACAGACCCTAAAGTTATATTACCACCAGAAAAACCATCATCAACGGCAGTTCCAGAAACGGCAAACGTATTGGAGCCACTGCCTCTACTTAAAACTGTATCTACACCTGAACTATTAGTTATCGTTACATTGATGTCATCAAGTGCAAAGAATGGAAAGTCAATAGTAAACTGTGTGGAGTTTGCTGTATTGCCTCCACCACCTATACTATGTTGTATTCGTGCATCATTGTCTGCAATAGAAATAGTAGCCATAATAAATACCTTTACTCATATTGCACCTTCTTGTTAATTCACATCACTTTGCAGCCATTATCTTATCCCAAATAGGATCAAGGTAGGGTAGGTTGCCAGTAGGCGTAATAAACCTTGCACTTCGTAAGGTTTTGTCATCAGCTTCACCAGTTAATATGTCAGTAGCCACACTTCCTGCCGTTGTAATATTACTAGCAACTGGTCCAAATAAAGCACCAGCTTTTGCACCAAATGGTAAATAACCTTGGCTTTTACCCATCATAGGACGTAAGCCAAGTCTATAATCTGATAGTTTTTCTATTGAATTATTTACATCTGTAAACCAACCAAGAACTCCACTTCTGTCGATAGCATCTGCCATTAGCTCAGAATATGATTGTTCCTTATCGATACCATATTGTTTCTTTTTAAATTCATTAACAAGTGATGCCATACCCACAATAACAAATGCTCCTTGCCAAAAGGCAGAATCTTTTTCTTGCAAACCTGATGTAAGAAGTCTGACAGTAGCTCCCTGACCATAACCTTTAAACTGTGTAATCAATGATCCAAACTCTGTAGATGTCCATAAGGCACGATCACCAGCTCCTGGAGTAATGATTGTTCTATCAACTGATTGGTTAAGTGCATTTCTAAATTTCTGCACCATAGTCTTGTCGCCCCACAATGAAGTGTTAGGAAGCCACTCTCCATCAACCCTTTGTCCATGCTGACGTATTAATTGTTGCATACGATAAGCGTCATTGCCGTCTATACCATTAGCCAATAACTTACGTCTGTCTGTAGCATTTAATGTTTGAAAATTACGCATAATAGCATTTGTCATACGCAAACTAATTATATTACTGCTAAATTCTTTAATAGCTTGGTTCCAATAGTTTAAACCATTCATCATAAAGAATATGCCAGTTGATTGATTTAATGCTCTTTCCATTGCATAGCGACTACCAAACAAATCGCCTATGTCAGAAAAAGAATTAGCACGTAATCCTAAAGCAGCATCTACAGCTATACCAGCTTGTCGTGCTTCTTTCTGTGTCATCTGCTTTATGACTGATCTTTGGTTTTTAAACATATGACGGAAGCCATGCTCATAGACATTCTTAAAACCTTCAGTCATTATAGGTCTAGCTATATCAGGTATAGATGATATTGCAGCACCTCCCATGCCTACAAGCACGTTAAATGATTTCATCTGTCTTACAAATCGACTAGACATATTATGAGGATCTTTTGATGCACCGAATGTGCCTCTTACTCTATCCCTTAAACCTCTTATGTCTCGTAAATCATCTGCCAATCCTTGCTTTAGTTTTTGCTTCTCAGCAATAGTGGGGGCTTGTTTTACTAAGGCATCATATTCTTCTGTGATCTGTTTAATTATTTTTGACATAGATACATCGCCAAACTTTCTGGTTAGCTCTATATCAACACCCATAGTTTTAGTATGATGTCTTGCTAAGACTTCTATATCGTTTTCTAGAAATTCTTCTATAAGTTTATCAGGTATTTCAAATGATCTAGCCTTTGCACCTGATGCATTTGTAATCCAGTCTATCTGATCTGTGCCTTCATCTAAATTATAAAATGGTCTGCTTTTTGTGTAATTAAGTATAATCTCATCTGCATAACTATCGGCTTGTTGTCTTGTCATTTGGAAATGACCTGTAGCCCAGTTACTAACAATGCTTTTAAATTGTTGTGCGTTCTTTTCTATTTTATCTATACGTGGAACCCTGGGAACATAACCTAATGCAGTGTTAAGTAAGACACCTTGTTCTCTTAATTGTTGTAGTTTAACTCTTGCATTTGCCAATGCTTCGGAAGCTCCTGCAACTCCGTTAGTAACATTTATCTCTAAACCCTTGATTTTCTTACCTAAATCGTTCTCAAATAGTTTGACTTCCTCAGCATTTTTCTTAATTTTATCAAAGTGTTTTCTGTAACCTGAAGCTGCTTGATTGACGTAGGGTGTTGCACTGTCAATAACTTCATCGGCATCTCCATTTCTCATGGCTTTGGCAACCCTTTCACGAAAGCCAAATTCAGATAATGTGTTGTTACGTTGTATGAAGTCTTTACCTTTCTGACTTATCATTTGCATTGATCGACCAATGTCTCCAGTTTTGGCAACGACTCCTCTAAAAGCAAGATAAGCTTCGTCAGTAGCTCTAATACCATCTAACAATGAGCTAAGATATGTAGTTCTAAATGATGTTTCTACTGATTGATCCATAGCCTCACCAGTAACCTTGCCACCCTGGACTTTCTTTTGGATAACACCACCCATATCAACAAGACCAGCAACTATCTTTCTTGATGTAAGATTAACACTGGCAGTCAATCTTGTAACTGGATTCCACTTTAGTTTTTCTAGGGCAATACCAGTTTCAGCTAATCCTTCATTGTCTAATAATTGTCTTAATACTTGTGGGTTATTTGGATTTACAGAAGCTCCAGCACTTCTAAAGATTCCTTCTTCGCCATTTTGTGCAAACTCATCGGCTGGATTTGTATTTGCTGTAATTCGTCTACCAAATAATCCACCGACTGTACCACCTATAAGACCAGCACCTAACAATGGTATAAGTGTTTGACTAAGTTCTTGTCTGCCTTCAGATTGTGATGCAATTAATAATTCTTCAGGTGCATATAATGCAGTGGTAAAAGCTGCACTACCTACAAATCTTTTTAAAAAACTGGTTTGGCTTAGTGTTTTGAATGTGCCAAGAGGTGCTAATGTTAACGGAGATATAAGTCCACCTAATCCAACAGCAAGTAAATTGCCATGTTCTATAGCATCTAAATCTTTTAAATCAGCATCTAACCTTTCTAACCTAACAGATGTTTCTTCTGCACTTGCACTATTAAGAAATCTCCACTCATATCCTTTTGGTATTTGTGTATCTTTTAGAGGATCATATGCTTCATCATCATTAAAACCAGTATTTTCTATAAGTCTCATAATTGATTGAGCTGGGGCATACTGTCTAAAACCAGCCATAAAAGATTCACCAAAACTATATTCTTCTGGAGCAACTAATGGACTTTTATAAACATCATTATACGTTGCTATTTGGTCAACATTTTCTTCTTCTATTTTACCAAGTATTTGTTGTTGTATAGGTTTGAGGTGTGATTCAATCATCTAGTTGTCAATCCTAAAGCCATAAACTCATCAAAATAACCATCTAAATCTTTTTGAGTTCCATCAAGTTTTAGATAAGGAAGTATAGAAGTGTATTCGATTTTGGCTCTATTAATTGAACCAGCTATAGAATTATAACTATTAACAAGACTTTTAAATCCTTCAGCATAATTTCTTGAACTAGCTATTTTACTCATAGTTTGATCTAAAACATTTTTAGACATAAAATTAAAACTATTAAGTATTTGTCTTACTGGCTCATTCTGAATTTTATTCAATGCTAAATAATAATCACTTTCAAATTCAGAACCCTGATAATTCCATCTATAATTGTTTGCAAGAGTTGGAAACCGACCATCTTCAGTTACAGCAACAACTCTATATGTTTGATTACCCACGCCATCATTATTGCCAATAAACATAATGTTACCATTATCTATTGCTTCTTGAACTACAGGGTCTTGTGATCCACCACCAAAAGATTGGTTGTAATCTCTTAACATATCTTTTGTAATTATTTCTTTTGTTACAGTTGGACCTCCAGTTGGGACAGAAGTTTGTGCTTCTCTTACAATGCTGTTACCTCTGATAAGATAAGCTTGTCCAGTTTCTGTATCTTCATGAATACTAAGATGTGGTGCTAATTTATATAATGATTTTTTTATGGCAGTGTTTAATCCATCAGCATCGCCTGAAACAGAACCTGTGGTTATCTGATACTTAACAAACTTTATCATTTCATTTTTAATTTTTGGATCTTGAATAATGGCATCTTCAAAATTGTTAACCCCACTTTGAGAAACAAATGCTTTTAAGGCACTGTTTTCGTAAGGGTCTCCACCAACTTTTGTAGTAAAATATTGTGTAATAAAATTACTATCTAAATATTCTTTAACAATATTAAAGCCATCATTAAACACTTCATCATCTGTTTTGCCATCAATTCTAAAATATTCTGATAAACTTCTATTAATTGATTGGCTTTGATGTGCAGTCCTAAAGTTATCAGCACTATCATAGAACATAGCTGAATCCATTAATGTGGAATTAAGACCACTATCACTAACAATTCTTTCAAATGCAGATTCACCATTAGCACGGCTTTCTTTTCCATACTTCATCATTACGTTTTGTTTTATTGTGGCGTAAGTCATTTTAGCTAATGAAAAATTTTCATCTTTAAGAGTTCTAATACTGTTAAATGTCTGCACCAAATTTTGTGGAATATAACCAAAGCTTTGAACAGTCTTGCTATAAAAATCTATACTTGCATTTCTTATACCCTCATTAGGACTAAGAATATCGTAGTTAACATCTGCTCCATCAAAAACAAAAGTTTTGGGCAATATTTTATTCTCAAGTGTCTGCTTTTGGGTAATGCTTAATCCAATACCTCTATCTTGATTGATGCCTATTTTACTCATTTCANAAGCTTCTATTTGTTTTTTTATATAATCATCTCTGTATCTTAAAACTCTTAAAGACCAGCTTTTTTCTGTATATGCAAACTCACTACCAACACCAATTATACTTTTATCTTTCAACGATCTTATGTACTCAGGTTTTAATAATTCAGAAGGGTTAATCATTGGTACAGATTCATTGCCATCAAACATACGTTCCATCTGTGCAACATAGGAATCATTAGATATTTTTAATGTTTCTTTAGCTAAGTTACCATTAAGTTCAATGATAGCTTTCTTGTTAGTTACATTAATGTCTTTGTGATTAAGGTTTTTTGTAAGTTCATTTATCTGGTCAACTTTACCCCTATTCTTTAATATAAGTGGGGTTTCATTTGCAAAATCTACCTCAGTTATTTTTCCTGGGGGAACTAAATTGTTTTTTATAGCTGATATTTTAAGGGATATATTATCATTTAGAACTTTAGATATATTTGTGTTAACAGACTTTTGATATGTAGCTCTAGCTTTGAGAAAACTTACCTGATCTTTAATATCTAATTCATTTATTTCAATATCACTAACTGGTATATTTTTATATAAATTTAGTTCAAGTTTATATTTTTTTTCATTGGATATTCTAATTCTTTCTTGTCTTGCATCAGCTTCTTGTGCTTCATAGATTGCAATTTTATTTTTCATTGCATTAGATACTTTGTCTCCATCTATGTTCGGATCGTTTGCAAATGATTTACGTGTATCAATTGCCATTCCTAATAGTTCAGATATAGATACACCAGCTTCATAAGCCATATCCACAGCATTAGTTGCCACACCAGTTTGTAATGCTTGGTTATATTGTGTCTTGGCTTTTTCAGCTTCAAATGAATTAGAGGCATTGTCGTCAATCATCTGAAATATTTTAGGTTTGTTATTTTGTATATACATTATATCTGATGCATCACCACCATTTGAGATACTATTAATCTCAAGTGTCAGCATATTATTTAAAGCTTTTTCTGCATTAAATAAATTACTAGCCTTTACATCGGCTATCTGCTTTGCAGATGCTTTTCTTGTTGCCTTGCCCCATATGTTACTTAACGTAGGACTGATAACATTAAACACTTCTTGAGAGACTGTACCTTTGATACCACTGATATAACTTTCCCCAGCCGTTGAAACTATCAGCTTACCAGTCTCATCAATCTTGCCTTCATTTTCTAGATAAGATTGATTAGCTACATCTTGTGCATGATTTTGTAATGATAAACCATAACTGTTAATAGCTTCTTTCTTGAAGTATTGTTGTGCTTTTCTCAGATTGGCTTTGTTATATATATCAGCCGTAAAAGAATTAAGACTCATCTGATCCAATGGCTTCGGTACTTTGTTACCTTGAGCATCTGTGATTGTCTCTGATCCTATTTGTCTACCAGCTATCTCAGCTTTGAGAACAGTATCTTGAAACTGGTTATCATCTACAAACTTGGTGACATTTGATACAGTATTAGCAATATTTTGTGTAGCTTGTGCCATAGCTAATGCACCACTAGATGTGTCCATAGCTACTGGTCTTACTAAATTCTGTCTTTTGATTGTTCTTTTTATAGCCATCTAACTATCCTTATTTTGCATAATAAGCTTTGGTAGCACTTCCAGCAGCATTACTAATGCCACTTATCATTGCAGCTTTGCCTTTGAGTTTACTTTGCTTTGCTTGTAACTGGAACTTACGTCTATTCTGAACACCCATTAATTTAATAGCTGACACATCAGCATTAGCTAGTTTAGTTTCACGTCGTTTTATATTAGCAATACTTCCACTTGAAACAGCTACACCACCACTACCAGCACTTGCTGATATAGATGCTAATTTCGCATTTAACTCAGCCGTTCTGTTTATAGCTTCTTGGTCAGCTTGTATCCCAGCTATCTGAGCTTGTTCATAAGATGCTTGTGCATCATTTGCATATGCTTTTTGTGCTTGCCTAGCTGCTGCTAAACTCATTACTGCACTTACACCATAACCGACTGCTCCCATTAGACCTCCACCTCTAGCAATATACCATTCAACGTCATTGGCAATGGTTCCTCTTGTGTCACAGTTACTCTCCCTTCTTTGGACCAACCAAGTAAATACACTTCTTTTCTTTGTGTTAATGATGTTGGCTCTTGTGAGAAATCATCTGTCACTGATCTAAGAAGTATTCTTGTGCCACCAGCTTTGACATTCAATGTGGACACTAAATCCAAAACAGCTCTGACAACTCTACGTTTCTGACCGACACTAATACCATCTGGTAATTGCATCTCAGGAGGTAGGGTTGTTATCTCAGGTGTATAAGCCAATCCTATTTCCACTGATGTAACNGCTTCTCCTAGTGTAACGACACCACTACCATTTGTAGTNAATGTTCCCAGGGCATAATTACCTGATCTNACTTGTACGGCTGTATTAGGTAAATGNGCTACAGTCCANGTAGCTGTTGCACTACCTGATTGCTGAGACGACATATCNAAANAATNATCGTTCTGAAACAGTTCTAATGATTTGACTGTTGCACTNTTAATCGTTCTTTCAACAACTGTGTATATCTGTCTNTTAACATTGACCATGTTCTTNAATGATCCAGTCGTATCGTATCTAACCCAGCCTTGTACCTTTTCTTTTCTAATAGACATAAATACTGGCATATGACCATCTGTGTTTAGAAGATATAGATAACCTTCCATCTGATCGGCAGATTCACGTTGAGCTTCAATAGCTGATGGTGTGCCAATGATGTGTTCAGATAATAATGTTATTGAATCTGAATTGTAAGCTTGTGAAATGTCTGAAAATATAAACTCACGTATTGCACCTTTTGACTTTGTTAAAAAGACTATGGCTCCATCAAATTCTTGAGGTTGAACACTTCCTGACCCATAACTTGTCTGCTTTTTGACTGTAATCGTTGATGGTGTAAGAGGTTTGTTCTCACTTGTTGGCACGTAGAGTTCTTGCTCAGATGTAAAGATTGTAAGAAATCGAAATGACTGCAAAGCTTTAATCTCTGAGACCTGTGCTTCTGCGATTTGTATTTGTATGGATTCATCATCATTTCCAGTTCCTACATCAAAGTTTGTAAACTCAGCTATCTTTGACATAAATAAAAAATTAGGCAGATCACGACTGCCACCGAATATCAATCTCTGGTCATGCAATGTAACAGCTCTTGCATATCCTCTAATAGAACTAAAGACTGGTTCTTGCCATTGTGTTATTGCATTTGTATTGGCAACAGCTCCTGATAGTGTAGCCGTAACAGTTGTGGCATTTGTAAATGCAGTAATTAAAGCATGACGTACTGTGTTAGCTGAATCCACCAGCCTTAAATACAATCCGTTATAAGCTGAAGTAAAAGCATCGGCACTTGATGTTAATGTTACAGACCCACTTGTTCCACTAGGAGTTATTGTCACACTTCCTGTTGCAAACTTGTAATAGGGTTGAAAGCCAAGACCTGCTGATGTATCGAAAGCAAATTCTGTTCTTGAAAAGTTAGTTGAGCTTGTTCTTTGTAGTTTCTGCATTGGTATTGCTGGGTGTGTAATAAACATAGTATCACCACTTTGTGAGACAACCAACGATCCAATATGAGCAGTAAGCCAAGGGCAACTTGTTATTGTTTGTAATATTGCCGTTGGATTAGATATATCAACAATACGTAGTTTGGTATTACTGAAGAATAATATATAAGCTTCATCTTCATCATAGACATAAGCTTCGGTTTGGTAATCTTCGTTTGCAAGACTCTGGAGATACTTTAGTCCAGGTCTTCTAGTGCAACCACCCTGAGCCTTTAACCTTACGTTACGGAGTCTGTATGCTCCATTACGATATGCTTCAGCATCAACTCTAGATGATAAAAGAGGGGATAACTCCCCTGATGAAAAATTGGTCGTAAATTGTCTTAATAATGCCATTCATTCAACTTTCAGCAGTCCCTTCGATCTTTGCAAAGATACCAGACCCTAATCTTATTCTATGATACCTACTTAATGCCACTTGCTGAGTTGTCACTTGTTGTGCATCTCTGGCTTTGGCTCTCCTAAATTGAACGTCGGCTAACTGACTATATGATCGTGCAATATCTGCTTTTCGTGTAACTGATAAAGCCAAAATTGATGCAAGACGATATATAACCCATAAGGTAAAAGCTGGAGGCCAATACTGTGTATCAACCCTAAAGATATAGTTAAGAACAACTCTGTCATTCTCACTAGCATTTAGGTATATGTATCTCTCATATATATCATATTGCTGAACGGAATCTTCAATTGTTACAGTCTGCACTTGTATAACGGAAGGTTCTGTAGGCAAAGCATAAGCAGCGTCCCAACGATCTACTGGGGCATCTGCTAATCTTGATAATTGAATCTGACCAGTTGCAAAGTTCCAATTGTTCTGAGCAAGACAATCTTCGACTATATCCTCATAACTTGTATTCATTACCAAAGCTTCATCTGTAGCTTCAGTAAATGAGGACAAAGGCTCCATACCTACCAAAACCATAGCTCTTTGTGCAACTTCAATATCGGTCTTGGCTGTATTTGGCATTAAAAAGGCTTACCTTTATCAAACATAACTTTGTTTTTCTTTGGTTTAGTTTTGTATAAATTTTTACCCATAGTTCGAATATTTTTACTCTTTTGAAATTCTAAAAAAGCACCATGTGCAACACCTACAATTAAGTTTCCAACCCTTTCAGGAGAAGACATTTCACCAAAACCTTTATTTTTCTTCTTACTGAAATAATTCATAGTATTCTTTTTATTATTGTAAGAAGTTTGTGGATCGTTACTATAATTAGGCATATGAGGAACCTTTCTTTTTGTTACCCATAGTTTTATTATTTTTACCTATTTTATCATTATACTTAGCTAACGCAGTTAAGCCCTCCTTAGTGTATGGAAATTCCTTACCATCTTTAGCTTTTGGCATTGACCTTACCTCCTAGTTTTACTTTTGATCCGAAAGTTACTGAGTAACCACTATTAGAGGAAGTAGCCTTTACAGCTACCTCCTTCTTTTTTGTTGTTGGCTTTTTAGCCATTAGTCACTATCCGAAGCACTTAGTGTTGTGATGTTATTCACGTCCACTACCGATCCGTTGTTAGCACTTACAACAAACATTCCGTAAACTGGTGTGCCACCAGTCGCTGTGTTTGCAAAAATAACATCGCCAAGATTCATCTCTGAAGCCATGCTATTAAAGTAACCAGCACCATCTACTACTGTAGATGCGTCTGTTGTTGTATAATGCCACATATGGAAACCATTACCTGAATAGGAAACTAAACTTAAGTCTGCTTGTACTAACGCCATGTCTACCTCCTAGTTCTTTAGTTCCATTTCAAATACACCTTCAGCATCGATTAAGACTGCGTTCTGTTGCATTTTATTTAATACAAAGTAACTGTCCTTGTCGTTGTGATATTGCATATTTGAAGTTATGTCAGTGCCAATTGCATGAGCAATCGCATCTCTGTGATAAGCAAAACACTCTTTGTGTGTTGTACCAGCAGCTCCTGAACCATTTAATCCAGTTAAACCACCATGGGCGAACCACATGAAGCCTAACCATCTCTTAGCAGTTACGCCAGTTGGGAAAGGTAAATCTCCTTCTCCGACATAATTTGTTCTTGAGAATTGATCNATAGCCATTAACTGTGACCATTGCTCCCAACCAACAACACAGTATCTCTGACCATCATCAGGNACTTCGTTGTTACCAAACTTTTCCATAAGCTCTAAAGCCCATGCTAAAGTTATACCATTGGTAGTTTCGTCATGTGCAGAACTGGTAGTTGTCATCTGAGCTAAGATTAGATCATCTGTCTTTCTACCAAGTGCATATGCACCTGACTGTTGAGCAACTTGCATTTCATCGTGGTTTATTCTTAACTGGTCTAGATCATCGACCCATTCCCCAGCAAAATAATCCTCAACTGTTACATTTACGTTTGAGTGTGCAAGATTCATGGGTGCTATGTTTCCATGTCTTGCTTTAGTAGTAGCAAAACCTTTACCGATCTTTTGGAATGTTGTCTTGTTCTTCACACCATTTCTAGTACGAACAGTATTCCTAAGCTTTGAACCCATTCTTTGATACGCAACGTGTACCCCAGATTCAAATTCTTCAATAAAGGAAGTGCTTATGGTTGATAAAGCCATTAAAGCCTCCATTAAAGGTTAAAATTATACTATTCTGGTTATTCGCTTCACCACTACATTGAAGTTATTCCATAAATGGGCTTCTAAGTAATTCTACGAGCCTTCAAGCAATTTCAATCTTTCAGAAATCAGGGACTTTGTTAATTCACATTACTATGCACGTTTCCTAGATAGCTGATCTGCCATAGCTCTTACTTTAGCTACATGAACAGGATCACCACCATTCTTCCAATATTTGGGGTCTCTTTGAGCAGCCATCAAGTCTTCTCTGCTAACAGATTCCTGAAACTCAGTTGTTGATGTCATGTTGAATTTTGGTTGCCCGTTTAACTGCATAATAGATTCAAAGAACTTAACCATATTAGCTGAAGCTGGTATGTCAGCAAACGTACCGTAATCTTCTTCGGCTAGGACAGAATTAGCCCATGCATCAACTCTTTCAAGTCGTCTATCTGCGTGTTCTCCCAATGACTCACTTTCCACGTTCCAATCAGGACCAGACGTTTGTTGCATTGTGATATACTCAGATACAAAGTCATTAAACTCATTATTGGATAATGCCATATTATGTGCCTTATCTCTAAACCAACTGAGCATATGATCGTCTTCTGCAATCTCTATTGCATTGCCGTCTTCGTCCTTCATCTCAACTTTGTAATCCCCAGGACTTATTGGCACTTCTTTAGAAGCATCGTCATTTAGCTCTTGAATAAGTTCTTCTTTAATCTCATCACGACGTGTATGAAACTTTCTTTCCAAGCTTTCATAAGATGTTTTAAGTTGCTCAGGTGTTTCAAACTTTTCTGGCAACCAGTCAGGTCTTTGGACTTGATCTTGTTCGACTTGGTTTTGCTCTCCTGTGTCGTATGCAATGGTGCTTTGGACTTCTGTATTGTTGCTTTCATTGCTTTCTGTAGTTGTTTGTTCATCAGACATATTTTCTCCTTGTTAACAGTCCCACTTTCTTAATGCTTTATTAATACGGCTATTTGGATCATTAGCCGTTTTCTTACTTGTTAGTTTCTTCTTCATACCCATCATTCTCTTACAAAAACTTCTTCTTCTTGCTGCTTTCTTAGGACTTTTCTTTGCAGCTTTTGCAGAAACTGG